GACTGTTAAAAATAGGTGAAAAAAGAAAGTCTAGGAGAAAAAAACTAGACCCTCTAGAAATAGAACAAACAAAATTAGGTGATTATATATGAATGAAAAATACCACGCATTTGAAGCAACAATTAGTTATACAAATAACATAGATGAACCAAAGACTATAACAGGTATGGCATTAATGCCACAGTTAGGATTATTCCATAACTTTGTTATCGTTGATAATGGCAAAACGCAAACCTGTATTAATATGGCATATATTATTTCTATTGAGTGTAACTTAGATGATAAGTATTATACCCCACTAGAAGTAATGGAAAAAGATTTTGATTTAACTTCTAAACTAAAAGAAATAGAAATCGAAATGAAAACTAAAGAAATTGCAAGGGCCATGTCTTCTAATACAGAAGCACCTTCCAATATGTATTGAGGGATTATATGAGAAATAAAAGACTAATAAATAAAATGAAAGTTGTTTTGGGTAATGAAGAACTTTCTAGCGCACAGATAATCCAAAGGCTTAGAGAACAAGGATATAATAAAAGAGGATATTCTTTTACTAGCCTACAAATAGCAGTAATACTTTCAAAAAGCCCTGACTTTATTAGAACTAATAGTAAGGGTAAATTAGCAATATGGAGGAATAAAGATGTTATGGACAGAAAAGTATCGGCCGAATAAGTTATCTGATATAATGGGACAAGAACATTTTGTAATGGATGCTAAGTCTTGGATAGAAGAGAAAAACATACCTAATCTTTTATTGTACGGAAATCCGGGAAATGGTAAAACAGGTGCAGGATTAGTTATTGCTAAAGAAATACTAAGGGATGAGTTTAAAAATAACTTTATTGAAATAAATGCAAGTGATGATAGAAGACTAGAAACAGTTAGAACTACTATTAAGAATGCGGCTATGTCAAGAGGAATAGGCGATATTCCATTTAAAATAATGTTATTAGATGAAATGGATGGCATGACATCTGATTCGCAGAATGCACTAAAACGCATTATGGAAAGATATGCTAGTAACATAAGATTTATTATTACTTGTAATGATAGAAATAAAATCATTTTTGCACTACAAAGTAGGTGTGCAAATTATCATTTTAAGCCTCTCTCTAATGAAGCAGTATTAGAAGTATTGCAATCAATTCTTAAGCAAGAGGGAATAACTCGATTTACTCAAGGCGAATTAGACTCCTTTATATATGCTGTCAATGGTGATATGCGGAGGGCAATAACAGAGTTACAAGCCGCTAAAGCAAGTAATTCAAGTCTTCAAAAACAAATAGAACAATCACTTGACGAATACAAAAATATAGTAATATCAATAATAAATAAAAATCCAAATACTTTAGGTGACTTACATGAATTACTTTATCAAGGCCATACAGTTAGAGAAATCTGTATTGGTTTGCACGATGCTATTATTGCATCTGAATTAGATAGTGTTCTTAAATTTAAATGGTTAAGAACATTAGGAGAAAGCGAATGGCGTTCCACTACAATGACCCCAAAAGTGCTATTATCATGGATGGTAGGTCAATTGTATTAGAAAAACAAAACAAAACAAAACAAAAAAAGAGGCGAAAAATATGAATGAAAGTATGAAAGCAGAAATAGAAAAAAGCGCACAATTTATTGACTTAAGCGCAGAAGAAGCGATGGACAAATTTAAAGAGATTTGTTCTGAAAATGGAATAGAAATAGATAACCCTATTGCTAAAGGAGTGTGGCGTAATTATGTTGCTAACACCCGAAGAACAAACAATGCAGATGGCGGCACAAAATCAGAAGGAAATGATTCTTTCTATAAATCCGCTTTTGGTTTCTTTGTTTCTTTAGATGCTCCAAGAGATATGATGGCTTGGAACAGAATGAAGGCAAAAGAAGAGTTTATGCGTGATGCTGATAATGCAGTTGAAAAGGGTATTGTTGCAGTTGCTACACAAAACGCATTAGGAAAATGGGTTGTTTCCCGTTATCATAATGGTGAATACGATGAAAAGACAATTTCAACACTACCTGATGGTGCAGAAGAATTAGAAGATGGCAGAATCTATATTCCTTTAGATAGTACGCCTACTTTTATGAATGGCGGTAAAAACGATAACTACGGTAGGCCACTACCTTCTGAACAAATGCGAAGAAGCGGAGTATTCTATGGCAAATTAGGTAATGGTGAAATGAGAAGTTATTACTTCTCTTATAAGAATCAAGGCGGAGTGGACTTTGCACCTAATACTTTTGAATGGGTACATTTCCTATGTGTTGAAGGTTCTAACGGAACAGACATTTATGGGGCTAAGGATTTGACTTCAAGTAGTTTAACTCTTAATAGTGACATGAATCCAGAAAATGAACTTTATCAGAATATGGAAAGTTTTGATTTTGAAAACTGTCTTAGAGAAAACTATAACAGTCATTTGACCCCATTGGTGGAAATGGATAGAGCGCATATTACACGACAAGCCCTTCCTTCTAAGGAAAGATTTGTTATTACAGACGGTACAGTTTGTAATATGAATATGACTCCTACTAAGAACGGTAATAGAATCATTAACATTACTGATTTGAATGCTGAATTGGATTATGAAAACGATTCAGGCATGATTACTTGTTGGGTTCCAAGTCATTTAACCCTTGACTTCGGAATTGGTTCTAGTGTTATTGTTGTTGGGAGAACAAGCCAAAGAACAGTTGATGGCGAAACTGACCCTGTAACTATTAATGTAGCAGGTCTTTATTGTGTTATTAGACACGGTTCAGCCGTTGAAGTATCTCAACCTGTCGAAGAAAACTTTGATTGGTTTTGAAGTCTAACTCCACTTGAGGCATACAAGTGTAAGTATAAACTTGTGGAGAAATTGATACTCAAATGGGTGCAAAGCCCTAACCTTAAAAGGAGAAATTAATATGAAAATATATAAGAATGCAATAAAAACAGAAAGAGCGTTTATACTTTTTAACAACATACAACATATCTCTTGGAGATTAGAGTTTAAAAATGATTATGAAGTTAAAATTTATTCAAATGCACAAGTCATTATTCAACCTATGTCGACTAATGACTTAGATAATTTACTTGAAAACTATAAAGAATTTATGGGGGTTCAAGATTGATAATTAAACAGAAACGATATTTAATAAAAAAGAATAGTTATATCATTGATTTATTCACAGTTGATTTTATAACTTGGAAAGAAAACGAAAAAGAAGAAGGAACTTATTGGACTAAATTACATATTGGCCAGAAAGAAGTAAGGTATGTGTGTAAAGACGAATGGGAACTTAAAAGAATAATTGAATTGTGGTGTGAAATACACGGACAAGAAGTAATGATTTCAATAGATGAATTAATAGAAATGGAGTGATTAAAATGGGATTAACTAGTAATAAAAATAATAATGAAGCAGTAGCGAAAGAAATGCAAAACAACTCAAGAGTGATTGCATTTAAGGATAAACTTAAAACTCAAACAGCAGACAGATTAAAGCGAAATAATCGTTTGATTTGTGGTGTTTGGGGAGAACCAAAAACAGTAAAGAGTGGATTAGCACTTGATTTTCCTAATAAACAAGTATATGTTTTAGATTGGGACGATGGTTGCGAGCCAACTTGGAGACAAAACCATGAATGTACGGATAGAATTACATTATGGAATCCTGAAGTTAGGAACCATAATGGTGAATTAGATATACAGAAGTCCGAAGCAAATTCAGAAGACTTTGTTTTGTTTGTAAAATCTAAAATTGAAGAAGGAGAAGATGTCCTCTTTGTATTCGATGGTGTGGATAAATGGCTTGATTGTTGCACTTTGCATGTAACAGGTTCTTCTAAGATTGGAAAGCCACAAAAGATGAAGTTTGAATGGGGTAAAAGAAATGCACCGTTCTATTCTCTTTTGATGATGTGTAAGAATCTTAATTGTGACCAAGTATATATTACTCATTCAAAAGCCGACTATGGCGCAACGGGTGAAGTAATTGGTTCTAAACCTAATTGGCATAATTGGGGAGATTATCTACATCAGATTATTACTACTAAGCGTACTCTAAAGAAGGGTAATGTAGTGTATAAGGCTGAATTACTTAGTAGTAAAACAAATACCTCCTTAGTCGGTAGCACTTGGGAAACTTTAGAAGTATCGAAAGGTAATGTAAAGTGGAACGGAGTTACAGAACTAAGGGAGGGGTTAATTTGAAAAGTAAGAACGAGGCTCCTAAATTAGCACATTGTATAGGTAATGTGTATAATGTTACTTTAAGGGGAGAAGAACTGCATGAAATAATTGTTTTTACTGCTGAACTTACAGAAGTAACTCATATCGGTATTCCGGTACTAGTTTTTGACGAAGGTAATTATGTAGTTAATGCTAATAGATTATGTTTTATGGAGGTGGTTGAGTGAAATTTACAATTGATAGTAAAGAGTTTGAAACTGCTTTAAGTAATATGCAAGTTAGGGGAAAACACCTAACCACTAGCGGATTTGGTAATTCTAATATAGGCAGTTATGTATATTTGTCTTTAGAAGACAACACTCTTAAATTGTATAATGGAGATAATACCTTTATGGTAATTCTATCTATAACAGTTGAAGGTGAAATTAATGGTTCAACTATACTTGATTCTCAATCAGTAATAAACTATTTAAAAACTTGTAGTGGTAATATATCAATTGATGTAGGGGATTCTATTTCTTTAGTTCAACCCAATAATGTTAGAAATATGCCAAGAGTAATACTTCATCCTAGCATGGATTCTATTAGTAATATTAAAAATATGATAGACCACATTAGATATGAGGCGCAACCAAATACATTATTTAACTTTGGAAAAAAGTCATTTGAAGGTAGTTTTACTCTTTCACAAAAGCAATTTAAAGATGCTATTAAGGCATGTGAATTGGTAAATAGTGGAATCTATAAACTAGACTTTAATGAGACAGTAGCAATTACTAGTCGGCAAATGAATGATGTATTCAGTGCATCACTAACTCCTGTATTTTTTAATGGAGAACCTG